TGCTCAACGACGATCTCCGCCGCGCGGGTGGGGTCGGTGGTCATTTCGATTGGTCCTCCATCTCCGGCCAGCGCCGCCCGTATTCCGGGAGCGCCTCGCCAAGCATCACGGCCTTCGCGTGAAGATCGAGCATCTGCTCTGCCGCCGGGCCGACGCCGGCCACCTGGAAACTGCGGCCGTCGCGGACGATCTGGGTCATGCCGGGGTACTGCGCCGTCGCGGGCACGGTGCGGTCGGTGGCGGGGTCGGTCATGCCGGCACCCCATCGTGCTGGACGCCGTCGAGCAGGCGGTCGGCGGCCTTCTTGCCGACACGTTGCAGCCAGGTCCCGTCATCGTAGCGGTGGAAGGATGGTCCGCTGGCTTCGATAATCTCGGGTGCCGGTGCCCATTCACCCCACTGCTTGAAGAAATAGGCGATATCGCGCGGCGTGCAGAAATCGCGGGTCGCGCGATGCCAGTCAGGATGGCTCGGCCTAGCGCGCGGGCCGCTCTCGCCGCCGGAGATGATCTGGTTGACGAAATCCCATCCGGTCCAGTCGACGGGCCCCAGCGCGGGCTCGTAGCTGACGAACTTCACGGCCGCCGGTGTGGCGCGGAAATCCTCGCGGCGTTCATCGGCGCGCGGCTGATCCTCGACCGAGACGCCGAGCCAAACGTTGGGGAGCGGCCAGCGCTGCACCGAGCCATCAAGCGGATTGCCGTCGTCTGGCATATGAGCCCAGCGTGAGAAGCCGTTGATCCAGTTTGCGACCGCACAGCAGCCGTCTTCGTCGATGCCGATATCGTGGGCGGCATCCGCGAGAATATCAGCGGCCCAGCGTGTAGCCCCGCCGGCCGTGAGGCGCGCCATGTAAGACCTCATCCGGTCCGCGCGTTTGGTTAGGACTTGAAACGTGAGATGCGGCGCCATCGCCATCACCGCGAAGAGCTGGTCGATGTCTGCGTCGCTCAGTCTCTCGTGGAAGAAATCGCTGGTTGAGCTCGCGAAAACCTTTGCCGGGCGCTTCCATCGAAGTGGCAGCGTCAACCGATCCTCGATCAACTCGACCTTGCCAGTCCAGCGACCGCCTTTTGAGGTTCGCTCGGCATAGCCGTGGCCCCACTGCGCCGACTTGTCGCCGATGGCGGGGTCGGAGAAGCGCGCGGCCATCGCCTCGGCGTAGCAGCCGCCATGCGGCCCCGGCCCGCCACATCCGGGCGAGACGCGGGTGCAGCCGCGTATCGGGTTCCAGTCGGACCGGTCGGTCCATTCGATCTTGCTCTCACCCATGGAAAATCTCCGGATATTGCCGCGCGCGCACGATCAGCTTCGCCGCCCAGATGCGGAGCTGGACCGCGTACAGGTCGATCGGGCCGAACGGCGCTGCGCGGAAGGCGGGGGGAATGGGGGCGCGGGTCATATGCCCAGCGACAGCGTGTGCGCCATCGCTCCCATGCCGCACTTGGTGCAGACCCGCTCACCCCCTCGACCGTCGGAAAACTCTCGCCAGCCCTGAAAGTCATGCTGACATTCGGCCTGCTGGCGGCGACGAGAGCGATGCAGCCGTTCGGCGCGCTCCGATGGCGTCTCGCGGAACTGGTCGTTGAAGTGATCCCAATCCATCACCGGTCGCCCTTCAGCGCCTCGATGCGGGCGTCCACGGGTTCATACATGCCCTTCCGGCCATCGACTGAAGCGATGCGGCCAGAATTCGCCATCCGATACAGCTTGTTAACGATGAACTGCCGCTTGTAGGCGACCTTATGCCTGCGCCAGAGCGCGATGAGAATTTCGTCGACCACCATCGGCTTGTCGATAACCGCCGCGATCCGATCTTCGGCAGTCCGCTTGCTCAGTTGTTTGAGCAGCTCGGGAGGAAGGTCATCGTATTCCATCACCGCCCTTCCTTCGTCGCCGCCGCCTTCGACTCCGCGATGATCCATTCGATCCGCGCGCGCTTGGCCTGGTCGACCCGCTCCTGATCCTCCTCGCTGAACCCGGCGATCGTGTCGGCATGGCTGCTGATCAGCGAGTTGACGTCCATGGCCGTGATCTTCCGGTTGATCTGCTCGAGCAGCCAGTCGGCGTCGAAGGCATGGGCCTCGCCATGATCTTCATCGGCCCGGCCGAACGGTTCGTCGTCGGAGATCGAAGCCATCTCGTCGGCAGTGGCGCAGAGGATCTTGATCTCTTCCATGATGGGGCGGACGACGGCGCGAGCAGCCTTGCCATCATCACTGTTCCACCATTTGGTGAAGGCGTCCGTGCCGCCGCGGGCCTTCTCGCGGGCAAGGTCCATCGTCTCTTTCTGCTTCTGCGCCCCGCCCTGCCCCTTGGCCCATTCGGCCATGGCCACGCCGGTCTCTTCGCTCATCGGCCGGCGCGGGTCGAACAGCGACTTGAACTGGTCCGCCACCTTGACCTGATAGACGGGGCAGCCGGGGGCCGACGGATCGAGAATAATCATCGCGGTCATCTCGAACATCAGGTCGCCGTCGCTTGCCGGGTCCCACGGCACATCCTGCCGGCGGGTCTTCGTCACGCGAGCGTTTTTCGCCTTATCGCCGAAGCCCTGCTGCATGACCGGCTTGGCCCGGGTGCAGATGATGATGTTCGTCTTTGCGCGGACGATTCGGTCGATCAGACGGCGATAGCGGGGCTTCACCTCCGCCCAAGCGAGCTGACTATATTTGGCCGGATCGACCGGGGACGAATTGTTGTAACGCTGATTCCGGGCTTCGGCCTCCCGCACGAGCCGGTCGAGCACTTGGGCATGCAGGTCGAGAACGCCGCCGACGCCTTCCCACGCGTGGCTGAAGCTGTCCATGATCACCACCGGCAGCTCGGCCGCCTCGGCGGCATCGATCACGGCGATCCAGCGTTCGGGGCCGAAGCCTACCAGTTCGCCCTTCTCATCGATCGCGGTGAAATCGAAGTGGGCCATCTCAGGGAAAGCGGCCTTGTAGTGCAACGCACGCTTGTTCTCCGTATCGACGTAGCCAATAGGCGAGCCCTTCTTTCCGGTGATCGCCTCGGCGATACCGCGCGCGACGCGGAGCGAGGTGAAGGTCTTGCCGGTGCTGCTGGCGCCGGAGATGCCCAGCGCGATCGTCAGCGGGTCGTTGATTTCCGCGACGGGGACGAACCTGATCGCCATATTAGAAGTCCTCCTGCAGTTCACGCTCGACCAGCCAGTTCGGCGGATCGATCTGGTAGATGCCGACCGGATAGCCGGGCCATTTGTTGGTGGTGACGCACTCGCCCCAGAGCTTGCGGGCGCGGGCGGCGCGGCGCTGGGCCATGCCGGCAAACGAGCCCGAAAGGCCGATCACCGACACTTCGTTGGGCTGAGACTTCTCCTGGAACACGAAAGCGAAGCGGCGATCCTCGCCCGTCACAGCCTTCCAGACGTCCAGATAGTGGCCGTACTGGATGTGATAGCCGTAGTTCAGGATCGCCTTTAGACAGGCGGCCGGGCTGGCATCTTCGATCGTCTTGAAATCGAGGATCGGCAGGCGCGGATCGGCCGGCACATGGTCGAACATCGCGCGGCACCAGACATCGTCAATCTTCGTGACGGCGCAAATCTCGGACCGATCAGGGTCGATCTCGATGCCATATTCATGCAGGCGGCCGTGGGCGATGTCCCGCATCGCTTCGATCTGCTCGACCTCATCAGCCTTCAGCGGGGTCAAGCCACGATCCCGCGCATCGGCGATAAAGGCCTTCGCCGCTGCCGTGGATGCCGCACCATTGGAGGCCAGCATGTCGGCCGGGATCGTCACGTAATCGTCGCCACAGCCAAGCACGGCGCGATGGGCGGCCCGACCGATGTCGAACGTCTTCTTGTGGATCGGCTTGCAGTCCGGGTTCAGGCGGGGGCTCTGCATCCATGCGTGGAGTGGTGATCGGCCGAGCAAGAGCTTCGCCAGCGTGGCCGACAGGCTCGGCTCCGGCGCCGGGTCGGCGTGATAGTCGGCGGACGGGATGCGCAGAACCTGGTCGGTGGCGACCGACTGCGGAGCGGGCGCTTCCGGCTTACGCTCGCGGTCCATGTCGCCGAGAATGTCGGCCTGCTCGGGCGCCCGATAGTCGGGATCAAAGGGGTTGTCGGTCAACGTTCGCTCCTCAGAAGGGAATGCAGTCGTCGGGGTCATGATCGCCGCCGCACAGATGGCAGCGGCCGTCTGGCGGGCTCGGAGCGGCCGGCGGTGCGGCGTCGAAATAGACACCAACGATGTTGTGCTGACAGAACTCGGCCAGGCAGGTTTCTCCGGCCCAGACGCGGACATAGGGGATTACCCCGTATGGACCCGGCTTCTCACACGCTTCGATCCGCGTGACATTGTTTCGGCCGACCATATAGCCGCCCTGAACGTCGGGGATCGTGTCGATGTCGATCGCCTTGATCGCCTGCTGAATGGGATGGGGGTCCATTCTCAGAACTCCAGCTTCACGGCGGGGATTTCGTTTGCGATGATGGCCATCACGATCTTGCGGGCGGTCTCCTCGTCGGCACCGCACGACATGATCGCGGTTTTCGCGGCCGACTTGACGGCGGTGCGGTGAGCCTGATCGGCCTCACGCTTCGCCCGTTCGGCGGCATCGCGCGCCTCCGCTTCCTCGCGTGCCTTCTGCTGGGCGGCGATCCGATCGCGCTCCGCCTGTGCGACGCGCTCGGCCTCCTCAGCACGGCGACGCTCGGCCGCTAGGGCCTCCTCGTGCTCACGCTGGACGCGCAAGCGCTCAGCCTCGGCGGCTTCCTGCTTCGCCCGTTCGATCCGCTCCGCCTCGGCCTTCTCGGCGGCGGCGCGGCGCTCTTCATAGGCGCGCAGTTCTTCCGCTTCCCGTCGAGCGGCTTCCTGTGCCGCAGCGACGCGAGCCTCTTCCTCCTGCCGCAGGCGCTCGGCTTCCCGCAGCCGTGCCAGTTCCTCCCGCTCAGCCTCCTCACGGGTCAGCCGATCGAGCGCGGATTTCAGCACGCCGATGGCATCCGACCAGGTCTGCATCGCCGGCTCGTAATGGTCCTGATAGCGCTCGGCGGTGATCGCGTCCTTCGTGCCATAGATCTCCATGCCGCGCTCGCGAACCGATGCGGCAGTGTCGTCCATGGTGACGGTAGCAGCGGCCTTGATCCGCGCGATCATCGCCTCGCATTCGGCGACACGCGCCTTTTCTGCCTCTTCCCAGTCGGTCAGTGGCTTCCGGACCTCGATCGCCAGCGCTTCGAGGCGCTCGTCGATCAACTTGCCCGCTGCGTTGCATTGGTCGACCATGTCGCGCCAGTTCTTGGTCAGCGCGAGACGGGCCCGGTTGATGCCAGCCTTTTCGCTCCGAACCTCGGCGGCATAGGAGCGAAGAGCCTTCCGTCCCTTTTCGGTGGACACGTCGACATCGGTCGGGGCTTTCGCCTTGAGGCTGTCGTACCAGGCATCGAACTTCTCGGTATCGAGCAGAACGATGCCGGGGTCGTTGGTGACAGCGACAACAAGATCGGTGGCGGCGGAAATCTGCGTTTCGGCGTTCATGCGGAAACTTCCCCGTTGGTCCTGCCGCGCTCCTCGGCAGGACTGGGGCTGGACGGCTTGATAGGAGCGGCCGGCTGGAAACCAAGGACCACGCGGACACGGGTCCATTCCTCGCGGAAGCTGACGACGATCGCGACGAGCGCGACGATGCCGGCGGCGATCATGGCGCCGGTGCAGAGGATGTGGGTGAGGGTCATTTGCCCCGCCCCTTCGCGCGCTCGGCGAGCATGGCGTCGGCAAGCTCGTAGCAACGCTTCGCAGCATGGATACCAAGCGACGCAGCAGTGACTTTGGGATGCCCAACCATCCCAGCCAGCGCCTGCCCCGCGAACCAGTCGCGCATGGTCATCCCGCCGAACTGGTCGTCGATAGCTGCGCTCGGAAATGCCCGGGGGTTCTCCGGCTTGCTCATGCCGCAGCCCTCCGCGCCTCGGCGACCCGGTCGAGGCGGGCCGCCAGGTTGACGACGGGAGCAACCGGCACGAGCCGATACGCGACGATATGCCAGTCCCGCGGGCCCTGATGCCGCCATGCGTCGCACAGGCCGGTGGCCCAGAAGCCGGCGAAGTGCGCCTTGCGTTCCTCGATGCCGTTGCGAAAGCGGACGTGTATCAGCGTCTCATAGGGCAGCGGGCATTCGCCGCCGTCGTGGGCGATCCAGCCATCTGCTGCGACGATTTTGGTTGGAGCGTTCATCGCTATCTCCCGTCGGGAAACCATCCTCATGCGGGCCGCCGATCGCACCGGCGACGGGCGGAGGGTGGTCAATCGTCGCTGGAGAGGTCGTCGGACGGTCGTTCGTCGACAGTAGCGTTCTGCATGTCGATCGATACCGAGCGGTCGCCATTGATCACGCAATGCGAGATCGTCACCGCGTCGATTTTCGACATGCGGGACAGCGCGGTAAGGCCGGCGCGAATGGTGCGCTGATCGGCCCCGGCCTCCATGATCTTCACGATAGCTTCGGTGACAGCGCCGAGGCTGTCCTTATCGACGACAGTCCCGATGTTCATTGCAGTCTTCATCTATCCATCCTCGAAGCGGCCCGACGCTCATCCGGGGGGGGTATGGAGAGCGTCGGGCCTGGGGCGCCGGGCGATCAGGGGTTGGATCGATCAGCGATGGAATGGATATGTGCGATGATCGCACCTGCGTCAAGCGATTTTCGCACATCAATCGCACATACAGTGCGTTTTGAGGTTCAGCCGTAATTTGGTATCCGAAGATATGCCTCTATTTGTTTGCCTTGCGATTGCCCTTCACGATGTCGACGGCCCGATCCACTGCGCCGACGGCGCTAAAATTCGACTGCAGGGAATTGGGGCGCTGGAGATGGATGGCACCTGTCGACCGAATCAACCCTGCGTACCAGGCGATCCATTCGAGCAGCGCCGGCGAATGGCTTTGGCGCTCGGCGCCATAGTCGATCGAGAGACGCAAACCCCCAATGGTGGCCAGCTATATTTCGCTCAACCAGTGCGGCTGACCTACGAGCCCACTGGACATAGCCATCAGCGAGTCACCGCTTGGGTCACTCTTGAAAATGGTCGCGACGCCTCGTGCGAGGCCATTCGCGTAGGCGTCGCTGTCCGCTGGGAGGGTTTCGACAGAAAAGGCCGGCTGAAATTTTGCTAGTTAACGCTGCCGCTCAAGTTCGGAAGTATATTCCTCGATAGCCTTGGCATACCCCTTACCAATTCTCTCTATCGCATAATCAATGTCAGACTTTGTGGCGTTTCTTAAGCAAACAACGTAATCAGCAACTTCATCGTTATAGTATTTTCGATGGAGTTCATCCATTCGGTAGGGCGGGGATGGTTTTATGCAGGCCCTTGTTGGATCATAATCCAGGCCGAAGAGAGCTTTGAAATCACCTTTAGGATACAAATCCGCAGCATTGCCAGCCTTAGCGAACAAGGAGACCGCGCTAGCAAGCGCGATCAGAGCCGTCTTGCGAACCACACCGGCCTCCCCTCGATTGTGACCTCACCCGGAGCTGGAAACCAATCTGTAAAGCCTTCCGCCGCGGAAAACACACGCAACCGCCCCTCTGGTCCGGGCAGTTGTTCAATGTTCTTGAGTATATATGTGTCGCCATCAAACAGGGCGAACGGCCCTCCATGGCGCGGATCGCGATCTCGTCGATCAATAATGATCTGATCGCCTTGCTTGAATTTCGGCTCCATTGAAGTGCCCCGCACTTCAATTACAAGCAAATCGGTCGGTTCCGCGTGCAATTCTCGCAACAATGCACGTGGCAGCAACGCCTGGCGCCGCTCGCCATCCCCAGTCCCGCCGGCGCCCATGCCGACATACGTGGGTAGGATCTCAACTGCCGCATACTCGATGAGCAAGCCTTCGCCAAATTGATCAGCGAGTGCTGTTGCGCGACGCACAGCAGCACTCTCCCCCGCCTCGTCCTCGTATTCAGCGATAAGCGCCACCAACCCTTCGACTTCGTTCATCTTAACCGAACGCTTACCGCCGAGCATCTTCGTTGCCGCCGTGCGATCGCGACCAAGCACCGAAGCGATGCGCTCGTGCGGCACGTTGTATCTCTTCAAGCCAGCAATAATCGCATCACTATCCATGTGCGCTGGTGTGCGATTTTCGGCGGCGCACAGGAAGTGCGATTGACGCACATTAGATGTGCGATTATGGTGCGGCAATCGCACATCGCACAGGCCCCCGACATGCTCAGCGTTTTTCAGAAGTTCGATGGCATCCGCCCCATGGCTGCAAAGCTCGGCGTCCCCCCCTCCACGGTGAAGAGCTGGCACGCCAAGCGGTTTATTCCCGAGTGGCGACGGCCAGCAATCCTCGCTGTCGCCAAGGATCATGGCATTTCGCTTACGGAAGAAGAGGTGGTGAACGTTCGGCCGGATGCCGAAGCCCCCGCCGAGGACGCCGCGGCATGAGCACGCCCGACACATACGCTTACAAGCTCTTGAAGCTCGAACTGCGCCGGCTGGATCCGACGAACGGCATTCTGGCCTTCGTCGAGGAAATCGAGGCCGACATGGTCGCCAGCACGGTGCCATCTCCGGAGGCGCGCCTCCGCGAGATCGTGCGCGAGGAGATGGACCTCCACGCGCTCTTCGACAGCCACGACGATCCCGTCGCGCTGGAGCGACGCCGCGCGCTGATCGCAGCCGATCGCATCAGGAAGAACGAGTTTCTCGATGCGCAGCGCTAGATCAACCTTCGCGCATGTCGCGGATATCGCCGGCCAGCATGGTAATCTGCTCGGCCTCGGCGCTCCCATAATTTTCGGCACGGTTGGCGGCCTTAAGCATCTCGTCGAAAATGGCGTCCAGCGCGCTATCGTCGATAGCTCCGCTCTTCCGCAACCCTTTGACGACCGCTCCAATCGCCCAGCGTTCCTGCTGCCGCATTCCCAATCCTTTCGTGTCGGAGTCGCAACCAACACGATAGCCGAAGCCGGTCGGGAGTCGATCCCGGCCGGCGGAGGGCTGGCATAGATGCGCCCGCCACTACCTCCGGGTCGGGAGCCTGCGCTTCTTTGGCGGCGGAAACAGAGCGTCGATGAGCGCCTGATTCCCGGCCTCCTGAAAGGCTTGCAGCAGTTCGACGGTAAGCTGCGCGGCGCCGCTGAACTTCCACCGCACATCGTGAAAGGAGCAGCCGTGGAAATGCGGCGCGGCCAGTCCTGCAAAGTCGATCGTTGTTCCTTTGAATACGACGTTGACAAAGGACTTTCCGTCGATCTCGACGGTCCCACCCTCATACGTCTTTCCGACAATCGGTTCCATGCATCCGCTCCTCGTGCTGGTCTCGACAACCGCACGATGACCGAACCGGCGCTCGGGAGCAATCTCGGGCGCCGGGGAGGTTCCAGCCAATGACCCCGCTCGCCTGGTTCGTCCTCGCCGTCGCGCTCTACGCCGTCGGCCTGGGCCTGTTCTTCTACTGGCTGCTGCCCCGCGCCGAGACGCTGCCGCCGGACGATCCGGCCGGCTTCTCGGACGCCGAGATGATCGAGATGCAGCGCATTCGTCAGGAGGGGGAGTAGATGTTCCGAGTGATTGTGCTTGGCATAGTCGGGTTCGTCGAGATGGCGATGGGCTTCATTACAGCCGGCTGTGTACTTCTGGCCGCGGCCGCGATCTGCGACACGATCGAAGAAGCTCTTCATCGAGTGAAGGGCGAATAGATGCCAGCCCCCACCTCGCTCACCGAGATCATGCACGGGCCGCACCGGCAGGAATTGATCGACGACGGCGATGACGCCTTCGTGATGGCTGAACCGCTGCGCTTCGTGCCTGTGTACGACTTCCAGCCCGACATGGTCGTGGCGCGCCCGGTCGACGACTGGCGCGCCTATGCGATCGAGATGGGCCGGCTTCATGGAAAGGCGGCCTAAGCCATGGCCGCACCGGACATCCACCCCCGCTACCGCACCGTTTCCGCATCGAAGCTGATCGAGGCGGCCGGCGTCTCCCTCAAGGCCATCAAGGACGCCGACGGCCTGACCTATGCCGATCTCGGCCAGGAGCTCGGCAAGAGCGGCGACATGGCGGAAGCCTATCGCCACGGCTCCTCCGAGATGTCGATGACCACGTTCCTTCGCGCCTGCCTGCGCTGGAACGGCCGCTTCGCCAATTCCGTCTTTGCGATGCTCGGGCTCAAGCTGGTGCCGCTGGACGCCGAGCACCACTGCGACCGCAAGGCCATGACGATCGTCATGCGGGCCCAGGTTGCGATGGCCGAGAACCTCGAAGACGGCCTGCTCGAAGACGACGAGCTCGTCGAGGATCGCGACTGGATCGAGGCCGCCGGCGCGGTCTTCGACGGATGGCGCCAGCGCCTGGCGCGCATCGACGGGAGGAGGGAATGACCTCGCATCACATCGACCATCACCGCGGCGGGTTGCCCGTCGTGAACGACCCGCTTCCCCGCCGCGAGCGCGACGGCTCCTACAGCATCACCGACGGCGCCGTCCGCGATATTCGCCAGCGCGTCGCCGAAGCACACCAGGCCGCCTGGTCGACCCGCCGGTCTCGCGCTGCGGCGGCGGCCCGCGCGCTTCGCCCCGAGCTGGGGCTCCCGGCATGATCGTCCGCACCCCGCTTCGACAGCGCCGCATGGCCGAAGAAATTCTCATCGGTTGGGCTGGCGAGAGCCAAATTCGTGTATATCAGAGGTGTCCGCTATGACGCCGGACACCCTTCGCCCGCACTGCCTTAATCGCGACGCCTGCACGGCCGCCAAGCCCACTAGCCACTGCCGTCGGTGCAATGCGATCGCCGTGAATGCCTCGCCAGACCATCGGGCGAAATGCAGCGCCGCCATGCGCGAGCGCTATCAGGATGCGGCGTTCAAGGCCGAGCATACCGAGAAAGTCAGGCACGCGATCAAACGTGCCGCGAAAGACCCGGAATGGTTGGCCCGCAAGCGCGAAGTCGGGCGGCGTTATGGAGCGCCGAACCTGCTCAGCGGTCACACGACGGAATCGCGGCGAAAGGCCGGCCCCCGGATCAGCGCCACGAAGCTTTCGCATATCCCCGAACATCTACGGGATGAATATCGCAAATTGAGCCGCACCAAGGGTTTGACAAAAGCCGAGCGCATCGAGGTCATCAACGGCATAATCGATATCGAGCGCCGCGCATCACCCGAGGCAGAAGGTCGCCGCATCGTCGAGCGCATCACGCGAGAGATGGAAGCCAAAGAGCGCCGCCGGAAAGCGCAGGCGTACTGATGACCGTCACCATCCACATCGGCGATGTGTTCGCCGAACTCGCCAAGCTGGCCGCCGATTCGATCGACTGTTGCGTGACCTCCCCGCCCTATTGGGGGCTCCGCGATTATGGCGTCGACGGCCAGATCGGGCTCGAGCCGACGCTGGGCGAGCATCTCGACGTCATGGTGCGCGTGTTCGACGAGGTCCGCCGCGTCCTCAAGCCCGAGGGCACGCTGTGGCTCAACTATGGCGACTGCTACGCCACCAAGCCGAACGGGCGCAGCGCGGCCGACACGAAGGCCGCCGGTACCGATGATCGGACGTTTCGGGACAAGCCGTTCAGCACGGTCGGGCCGATCTACGGCAACCTCTGCGCCGACTATGAGAAGACGCCCCGGGCTGGGAAGACCAACAACCTCGGCAACCTGGCTTCGCAGACCGGCCCGCGCGTGATGGCCGGCGGCCTGCTCAAGCCGAAAGACCTGTGCATGATCCCGAACCGGCTGGCGATCGCGCTGCAGGATGCTGGCTGGTGGGTCCGCTCCGAGATCGTCTGGGGCAAGCCCAACCCCATGCCCGACAGCTCGGGCCGCTATCGCCCGTCGACCGCGCACGAAAAGATCTTCCTGCTGACCAAGTCGGCGAAGAGCTATTACGACGCCGCGGCGGTGCGCATGCCTCGCGCGCAGGATGAAGACAGCAACGGCTATCCGGGGTCGTTGGGTAACGGCATCCGCGTCCGCAGCACGGTCGGAAACCAGCGCCGTTACAAGATGCCGGATGGATGGGATACCGGCGCGGGCGGACATGGCTCCGTGCATCGTGCCGGTAGGGAAAAGGGCCGGCCGGCAGCGGCCGACGCCCCAGACGACGGTCACCGCCTCCTTCGCAACTACGAGCCCGACCTGTCGCCGATCGTCCCGCCCGAGGTGTGGGAGATCGCCACGGCGGCCTTCTCCGAGGCGCACTTCGCCACCTTCCCGCCCGCGCTCGTCGCGCCGTGCCTCGCGGCTGGGTGCCCGGTCGGCGGGACGGTGCTCGACCCGTTCGGCGGCGCTGGCACCACCGGCCTGGTCGCCGACCGCATGCAGCGTCACGCGGTGCTGATCGAGCTTAACCCCGAATATGCCGCCATCGCCCGCCGCCGGCTGGACGGCGACCGGGGCGGACTGCTCGATGCGATGGAGGCGGCAGAGTGACCGGCGGCTCGCAGCAACTTCGCATCTACCGCCGTGCGCGCCGGGACGGTCACGACATCGAGACCGCCGCTCGTATGGCGGCTATCTCGGTCGGCGAGGCTGAGCTCATCGACAAAGACGACGCGCGCGAACCGCCGCCACCAGAGTCATTCGAGCTCATTTACCAAACGCCCGCCGGCGCAGTCCCGGTCGACAAGGACGGGGAGCAGATAGCTGCGACCGGCGGGCACCACCCCACACCCGCGCTGGCCGGGCCCGCCAGCACCACCCTGGAGGTGAATATGCCCAAACATGACGACATCGCACCTACGCCGGACAACGAAGACCCGCTCATCGAACTCGCCGCTGAAACCCTTCGTGGCGACATGCGCGACAGCCTTCTCGCCTGGTTCAAAAGCCAGCCCAAGTCGTGGCCGTTCATGTCCGAGCGCGAACAGCGTGACCTTGCCGATGCGGCTGATCGCTACGCCCGATCCGTAATCAAACAGGCTTGCCAAATCATCGCGGCCGGCGAGCGTCCGACCATCGTCGCCAAGCTGGTCGAGTACAAGGAAAAGGACGGCGTCGAGGCCAAGCTCAAGCTCCCGTCGACCGGCGAAACGGTCGGCGCACTGCATGAGGCCTGTGGACGCGAGGTGCTGCTGGTCACGGCCGGCGCCGAGGACTTCATGGAGCAGGCTGGTGATGCCGAGATCGACGCTGATCAGCCGAAGTTCCCGAACATCGGCGAAGAATACGACGACGCGGCGTGACGCTCGATGTGATCAGTTCGGATGGCATGGCTCCCTCGCCGACGCGTGCGGGAGCCATCATCTTGCCATGGCCGCCGAAAGCCTGCTGGCCCAATTTCCGCTCGCGCACCTTCCACGCGAAGGCCAGGGATGTCCGGAAGGCGCGAGACTGGGCCCTTCTGGCGACCAAGGCCGACATGCCGAAATGCCCGCTGCTCACCGGGCGGATTCCGCTGCTGCTCACCTATCATCCCCGTGCCCAGCATCCCGACAAGGACAACTGCCTTTCCGCTGCCAAAGCGTATCTGGACGGTATCGCAGAAGCTTGGGCGGTGAATGACCGCTGTTTCGACCCACGCGTCGTGTTTGGAGCACGCGTGAAGGGCGGCCGTGTCGTGGTGACGATCGGATGAGCGGCTACGTGCGCCTTCACCGAACGTTGCTGGGTCATCCCGCGTTCCGCAACGATGCGGAAGCGATGGTGTTCGCCTGGATGATAGCCAAAGCGGCATGGAAGCCGGCGCGCGTCCGCTACAAAGGCTATGACCTGCTCCTCGACCGTGGCGATCTCACCGTGTCCGTTCGCGATCTCGCGGAGGCCATGGATCGCTCGAAAGGATGGGTCGAGCGCCTCCTCCAGAGGCTCCGCGAGCACGGCATGATAGCGCAAAAATCCGGGACGCGGGTCGGGACGCGGGTAGGGACGCATGGCGGGACATCAACCGGGACACCGGCATCAATTATAACTATCTGTAATTACGATGAATATCAGGGCGACGGAGAAGCCTCTGGGACACCTCACGAGACGGGTGGCGAGACAGCGCCGGGACAGCGCCGGGACACAGAACAAAGAAGAGAAGAACTGAAGAAAGAAGAAGAAGAGGAGGAGGTCGCGCGCGCGCGCGAGGCGGCCGATCCGGTTCGCTCCTGCTTCGACGCCTGGAATGCGATGGCGGACCTGAACCGCCTGCCCACTGCCGAGAAGCTCACCGACAAGCGTCGGACCCATCTGCGGGCCCGGATCGACGATTACACCGAGGCCGTGATCCTCGATGCCATCGCCGCGGTGCCCAGCAAGCCGTGGCTGATGGGGATGAACGACCGTCGCTGGAAAGCCGATCTCGACTGGCTGCTCCGACCGGACAGCATCACCCGACTGAGGGAAGGGAAATACGACCATGGCCAGTCTCCCCGCCATGCAAACGACGGAGGCCTCTGCGCCAGTCCCGCAGAGGCCATGCTTGCCGCGCGCCGTAATCTCGGCTTTGACCGATAACTCGGCGCCGGGTGAGGCATGGGATGTCGAGCAAGGCCTGCGCGAACTTCGCCGTGACGGTCAGCTCGACCACGTTCCGGTCTGCATCGCCCGGCTCGAAGGCTCGCTGCTGCCAGTTGATCCAGAATGGCTCGCGAACCGCCTCGGCCTGATGTGGAACGCTATGGGTCACAGCCGCGACCCGAACGTATCGACCGCATGGCTCCACGAGACCGGTCGCCTTCTCGCGGACCTCCCCGGCGACATCGCGGCCGACGCGATCGACGAGGCGATCAAGGCCAGCGAGCGCGGCTACATGCCGAGCGTCGGCGCGATCAGGAAGATCGCCGAGCCCATGGTCGCGAAGCGCAAGCGCGCTCTCGCCCGGCTGCGCGCGGTGGTGACGTACCCCCGAACCGATCCGGTCGAGGTCAAGCGGCCGACGCCGGAACAGGTGGCGGATATCCTTCGAGAGAACGGGTTCGCGTCCATCGTCGATGCCAAGGCGGAGCGAGAGGCTCGCGCCAATCGTGGGCCAGCGCGCAATCCGACCCGGGAGGACTACCTCGCCATGGGGGTGGCGGAGGAGCACCTGCCGGAAGCGATGAGGACGGGAGTGGAGCCATGACCGACACCCTAACGGCCTGCGCTCGGGCGATGTACGAAGCGCACCCGATCTTCTCACCCATGTCCGGTGACCAATGGGATTGGGATTGGATGATCAAGGAGGGGTGGGAACTTCCGGAAATGCATCTGAAGCTCGCCCGCGCCTGCCTCACCGCGCTCGCCGAGAATGTCAGCGAGGAGATGGTGGAAGCTGGAATCAACGAGTCCTCCTTCCACGGGATTGATCCTTTGGCCGTCTCGGCAGAAGTCGTTGGTACCTTCACCGCCATGGTCCGCGCTGCGATCAGCGAGCGGGCATGAGCGGCATGCGTCCCGGTCTCCCCGGCTTCCTCGACGGGCCGCCCACGCCTTCGATGGCGGGTCCTTGGCTGGTCGCCGCGACCACCTTCGTGGGCCTCGTCGTGGCGGCTTCGGTCGCGTTCGCGCTAGGAGCCTTCTCGTGAACGCCGATGAACGTTTGGGCTATCGCTCACCGCTCGGCCGCCATGCGCACCTCAGCCGCGCGCCGGATCCGGTGAAGGCGCGGCAAGCCGCCCGCGACGCCTACCACACGACTGGCCTGGTACTGATCAACCCCGAATGGCTGCCGGGCTGGGCTGATCGCAAGCAACTCGAAATCCTGGCGGACAAGGTTCACGGTAAGCGGAGGGCATCGAATGGCTAGGGCGGGACGGAAGCGGAAGTCGGGCGATCGCTACCCGTCGGGCGATCTGCGGCGCGCGCCGGACCGGGGAACGCCGGAGCTGCGGTTGCAACGGGCGCTCGGAACGGGTCTGCTGACCAGCGACCAGTCGAAGCTCTGGGCAAACGGGAACGCCAAGGACGCGGCGGAAGGCCTCTCGACATCGGCGCGGCACGGCGTCGACGCCGTTGGCCGGGCGCATGTCGCGGGCTTCCTGCAGCATCCGGACAAAACCGGAGACCAGTTGGTCGACGCCGGCCGGCTGCTGTTCAAGCTCTATTGGGCCCACTATTCCGATCTGCGCGGCATGGCCGTATCGAGCTTCTATCGAGCGCTGGTCAGCGGCGGTGCCATCCGAGGCGGTGCGTCCGACGACGGCGGCCGGTGGGAGCGGATCGAGGAAGCGCTGAACGTGCGGCTTTCCATGCTCGACAAATGCGGCAGGGATGTGCGCGGGGCTGTCACGTCGCTGTGCATCGACCAGCATTTCGATGCCGGTCCGGCGTGGTTGGATCGGCTGATCGCCGCGAAGACACCCGGCAGGGCGAAGTTGCGAGCCGATTCCCCCGAGGTCGAATGGCGCTGGCCGCAGGACGCGTTTCTGGCGGGCGCCGACGTCGCATCCTTCAACCAGATGCATCATGCCGTCATAGGGCTTGCAGCCATCGCCTGATTGTGGGATTTTGGGAAATGCAGGGTGCCACGGTTGCGAGAGCGATCGGGCGCCCTTTTTCATTTCATTCCAGCGGGCAGTGTTCCCGGGGCCGACCTCAGGCGGCGGTCCTAGCCCTGCGATCCCTGCCCTGTCGGCCTCAGCGCCGTCGATGGGGTCAATGCCGGCTGCCGCGCTGCGCCCCTGTTGGGCGGTCATTGACACGGCCAAGGGTTCGAACGCCTGAACTTTCACGGAGATCATCATGGCCGACGAAGTGACCGTCATCGAGACACAGGAACCGCGCCACAACAACGCGGGCTCGGTGATGAAGGTGCCCCCGCTGACCAGCCAGTCGCTCACCATTACCGGCGCGGCGTCGGCGGCCTTCCAGGGCGGAACGACCATGGTGTGGATCAGCACCACGACCGCCTGCAAGCTGGAGTTCGGCCCCGATCCTGACGGCAATGGCGACCTGATCCCGATCGCTGCCTCAACGCTCGTCCCGTTCGACGTCCAGGCCGGTCACAAGGTCATCGCGGTGGCGGCTGCCTGATGTTCGCCGCAGAGCACGCCCTATCCGATGGGCGCATCCTCCGCTGCGAGGCGCCGACACAGGATATGGCGGACCAAGGGTTGGCTACCCAGGTCGAGCGCGAGGAGAGCAAACTTCGCTGGGGGACGGATGACGCGACGCTGGCCGGCTTGGCAGACCTCTTCGGGTCTATGGAAATTGCCCGTCAGCAACTCGCTTTGGTGAGACCTGCCTGATGCCGATCCTCCCCAACGCCAAATATGAACGGTTCGCTCAGGAACGAGCGTCGGGGAAAGCGCCCAGCGACGCCTATGAGGCCGCCGGTTTCAAGCGGAACAGCGGCAATGCCGGCCGGCTCGATCGCCAGCCCGCCATCCAGGCGCGCGTCGCCGAACTCCTCACCCGCGCTGCGGAGAAGGTCGAGATCAGCAAGGCCCGCGTGCTCGACGAGCTCGCCAAGATCGGCTTCAGCGACATCCGCAAGCTGTTCGACGATCGGGGCAATCTCATCCCCATCCACCTGCTGCCGGCCGATGCTGCGGCCTGCCTGTCTGCTGTCGAGGTGCGCACGCTGAAGACCGAGGATCGCGACGAGGCCGCGGTCGAGCAGGTCGCCAAGATCAAGACCTGGGACAAGCGTGGCGCCCTCGTCGACATCGCCAAGATCATGGGTTTCTACGTCGAGAAGCACGAGCACACCGGCAAGGACGGCGGCCCGATCGAAGTCGCCGACATGTCCGAGGCCGAGAAGGCCCGCCGCATCGCTTTCGTGCTGCTCAAGGGCGCAGCGCAGCCGCCGACCTCGCACTGATCCCGCCGCGCCCCGGGGATGGGCGCACTCCGACAAGCACCAGCAACCAAGCAAGGAGTGATCGACATGGTCGATATCCGCACCTCTCTCCATGGCCGCAAGTTCGGCATCGGCCCCCGCGACGAGCTGATCATCAACCGTGACAGCGGCGAACAGAAGCTGCTCGGCGCGGTCGCCTTCAAGCGCATCACCTCGGCGCAGCTTCTCGCGCTCAACGCCACGCCGCAGACCATCATCGCCGCCCAAGGCGCGGGCATCGCGATCATCCCGCTACGCATGGCGCTCTACAAGCCCGCCGGCACCGCCTACGACGGCATCGCGACCGGCGAGGATCTGGTGCTGAAGTACACCGGCAGCGCAGGCGCCCAGTGCAGCGGCGTGGTCGAGATGACGGGCTTTCTCGACCAGGCGACCGCGCAGACGCGCATGGTGGGCATGCCCGGGGCGACGGGCACGACAGCGGGCGACTATGCCCCCGTCGCCAACGCGCCCATCGTCCTCCACCTCCTCACCGGCGAGATCGCGACCGGCACCTCGGACCTGTACGTCCGGGTCTGGTACGACCTCATGAAGACGGCCTTCACGGACTGACCATGTCGCTCCTGGACGACATCGCCGCCAAGCTCGAGACCCTATCTCCCGAGGCAAAGGCGGATGTCGTCCAGATGGCGGTCGACGCCACGGCGCACATGCGGTTCGTGCCGCTGCCAGGGCCGCAGACCGACGCTTACCTCTCGCCGGCCGACATCCTGCTTTACGGCGGCCAGGCCGGCGGGGGTAAGTCGTATCTCCTGATGGGGCTCGCCTCGCAGGAGCATCACAGCTCCATCATCTTCCGCCGCGAATCCTCGCAGACCGACGGGCTTGAGAAGTCGGGGAAGGAGATCATCGGCGACACCGCCGGGTTCAACGGCACCGACAAGGAATGGACCTGGCCCAACGGCCGCACGCTGAAGCTCGCGGGCATGAAGATGCCCGACGACTGGCTGAAGCATGCCGGCCGCGAGCGTGACCTGTTCGGCTTCGACGAGGCCGGCGAGTTCCTGGTCAACCAGGTGGCATCGCTGATCGCATGGCTGCGAGCCGAAGAAGGGCGTCGCACCCGCGTTGTGCTGGCATCGAATCCGCCGCGCTCGTCCGACGGCTACTGGCTGACCGAGTGGTTCGCGCCCTGGCTCGACCAGAACCATCCGCTCAAGGCCGTTCCCGGCGAATTGCGCTATGCGGTGCTCGTCAAGGGCATGCCGGTCTGGGTCGAGGGACCGGACGAGGTCGACATCCGCGGCAATGGCGAGTTGGTGAAGCCGCTATCCTTCACCTTCATTCCGGCGGCGCTGGCGGACAACCCTTTTCGCAACACCGCCGAGTATCGGGCCAACCTCGACTCCTTGCCGGAGCCGCTGCGCTCGCAGTTGAAATATGGCGACTTCACCGCCGGCAAGATCGACGCCGTCGACCAGCTCATCCCCTCCGAGTGGGTGAAGGCAGCGCAGCGGCGCTGGACCGCCCAGCCCCCCGTTGGCGTGCCGCAATGCGCGATCGGCGTCGACGTCGCGCAGGGTGGCTCGGATCGCAGCGTGTTCGCTCCGCGCTATGATGGCTGGTTCGCACCTCTGGTCGCGATCCCTGGCGTCGAGACACCCGATGGCCCGTCGGTCGCCGGCAAGGTGCTGACGATCCGCCGCGACCTGTCGAAGGTCATCGTCGACCTGGGCGGTGGCTGGGGCGGCGATGCCCTCGCCCATCTGGTGGCGAACGATGTCGACGCGATCGGCTACATGGGTGTGAAGATCTCGCTGAAGCGCACGCGCGACAACCAGTTGCAGTTCTACAACGTCCGCACCGAAGCCTATTGGCGGTTCCGCGAGGCGCTCGATCCCAACCAGGCAGGCGGGTCGCCGATCGCGCTGCCGCCCGACAAGGAACTGGAGGCCGATCTCACGGCGCCGACCTTCGAAACCATCCGCATGAAGCGCGGCATGGGCATCAAGATCGAACCCAAGGACGATCTGGTGAAGCGGATCGGCCGCTCGCCGGACCGTGGCGATGCGGTCGTCATGTCGTGGTGGGCGGGTCCCAAGGCGGCCACCGACCTCAAGGGCTGGGAGCAACAGACGAAGTCCCGTCGCCGCGGCGGCGCAGCGCCGAAGGTGGTCATGGGCCACGCAAATCGGAGGCGATAATGGCGAAGAAGATCCTGAAGGCCACCCTCGGCATAGGCGGTCTCGTGGCGGGCGGATTGCCCGGCGCAGCATTGGGGATTGGCGGGGGCATCCTTGCCAGCAAGCTCCTCAAGAAGAAGTCCGCGAAGGGCATTGGCGACCCGCTGCCGATCGGCACGACCAATCCCGACGGCTCCCCGATCCCGGTTGATTCGAAGCGCCGGCGGCTCAACCGACCGACCACGATCTTCGACAATGATAGCCGCGCGAATGGCGGCATCACCGGCAAGCTGGGAGGCTGACGATGGCGAAGAAGATCATCGGCGGCGTCGGCGGCATCCTCGGCCTCAGGAAGAAGAAGAAGGCGGCCGATGACACGCCGGTGATGCCGGTCGCCGACGACGAGGAGGTGCGTCGCGAGAAGCGCCGGTCATTGGCGCGCCAGCTTAGTCGCGGCGGCCGGCGCAGCACCATCCTCACCGATGGCGGTCTGGGGGGCTGATCGATGTCGAAGAAGATCCTGAAAGCGCCATTCAGCCTGCTCAAGGGCAAGAAGAAAAAGGCGGCCGAGGCGCCCGCAGCCTTCACCCCCGAGATCGCCGCGCTCACCCCGGAAGAGACACGCCGCCGCAAGCTGCTTCGTGGGCAGCCCGCATTTGGCGCGTCGACCTCGATCATCGGCAACGCCGGAACCTCCAGCACGCTAGGCGGATAAATGGACGCGAAGGCCCTCATCACGCGCGGCGATCAGCTCTTTTCGAAGCGCGGATCGCTGCTCAGCCTGTGGCAGGAAATCGCCGACCAGTGCTATCCCGAGCGCGCTGACTTCACCGTCACCCGCACGCTCGGCGAGGACTTCGCGGGCCATCTGACGACCAGCTATCCGATCATGATGCGCCGCGATCTGGGCAACAGCTTCGCCTCGATGCTGCGTTCGACCGCCGTCGACTGGTTCGCCATCCGCGCGAGCCGCGAGGAATATGAGGATCAGGCGGCCAAGGAATGGCTCGAATGGGCCACCGGCACCATGCGCCGCGCCATGTACGATCGACGCTCGAAGTTCACCCGGGCGACCAAGGAAGGCGATCACGACTTCGCCGCCTTCGGCCAGGCTGTCATGTCGGTCGACATCAATCGTCATGGCGACGGCCTGCTCTTTCGCTGCTGGCACCTTCGCGACTGTGCATGGTCCGAGAACGAAGACGGCGACATCGACGAACTGCATCGGAAGTGGAAGCCGACCGCGGCGCAGATCGCCAAGCTCTTCCCCTTCACGATCCATCCGAAGGTCATGGAGCGCCTGACCGGCGCGGCGCCAACGCCCTATGCGGAGCTTCAGGTTCGCCATATCGTGATGCCGTCGGAGGATTTCGGCGACCCGCGCTGGACGCGCCGCAACCGCATCGGTCAGTTGATCACGCCGTTCGTCTCGATCTTCATCGATGTCGAGCACATGCACATCATGGAGTGCGTCGGACAGCGCCGGTTCAAATACGTCGTGCCGCGCTGGCAGACCGTCTCCGGGTCGCAATATGCCTTCTCGCCCGCGACTGTCGCCGGGCTCCCCGACATGCGGCTGTTGCAGGACATGTCGCGCGTCCTGCTGGAAGCCGGGGAGAAGGCGACGAACCCGCCCATGGTCGCGGTGCAGGAAGCCATTCGCGGCGACGTTTCCATCTTCGCCGGCGGCATCACCTGGGTCGATCAGGAATATGACGAACGCCTCGGCGAGGTGCTGCGCCCGCTGACCCAGGACAAGAGCGGCCTGCCGATCGGCATCGACATGCGCAAGGACGTCATGATGATGCTGCGCGAGGGCTTCTTCCTCAACACGCTGACCCTGCCGCAGAACGGCCCGGAGATGACCGCCTATGAGGTCGGCCAGCGCATCCAGGAGTATATCCGCCAGGCCTCGCCGATCTTCGAGCCCATGGAGGACGAATATAACGGCGCGCTCTGCGAGACGACCTTCGACGTGCTGATGGACGGCGGCGCCTTCGGCGGTGCCGACGAGATCCCGGAGTCCATCCGTGGCGACGAGGTCGGCTTCCGCTTCGAAAGCCCGCTGCACGAGGCGATCGAGCGCCAGAAGGGCCAGAAGTTCGCCGAGGTCAGCCAGCTTTTCGCCCAGACCGTGCAGGTCGAGCCGTCGGTGCAGGCCGATGTCGACTTCCGTACGGCCTTCCGCGACGTCATCACCTCGCTCGGCGCGCCCGCGAAGTGGTTGCGCAGCGAGGACGAGGCCGATCGTCTGATCGACGAGCAAGCGGCCGAGGAGAACGCCGCGAAGATGCTGGAGGCGATGGGCGCCGGCGCCAATGTCGCCGAGCAGATCGGCAAGGCCAATCAGGTGCTGGGGCCTGAGGAAATGGCAGCATGACGCGCTATGTGACCAGAGCGGCGCCCAGCGGGCCTACGCGGTCGAATGACGATTGGTGGGACCGGGGACCGCTTCTACCGACGGTTTCCGTCGATGACCGTCGAGAGATCGACACCGGCCTTATCGATCACTTCGGCAACGCCATCATGCGGGTGCAACCGCCGATCGGCTTCGGGAGGGATGGCGAATGGTGACCGATCGCCGCCGCTCCGGCACCATCCCCGGCCCGCACGAGCCGCACCGCTGGGACTCGAAATATATGTCGGCTTGGCAGGCGATCGAGCGCGGCGACGCGACCTCCGATCAGCAGCAGTTGATCCTCGAATGGATGGTCGGGGCCACCGGCCTGAACGATCTCTCCTATCGGCCCGGCGACATGCACGCGACCGCCTTTGCGGAAGGCATGCGGTTCGTCGGTCTGCAGTTCAAGAAGATGCTTCTGCTCAACCCGAGTGCTTTCACAAAAGAAGGATGACGACATGAAGACGACGAACCTCGCCGCGGCAATCTCGCCGCTGGCGCTGATGGGCTATGCCATGACCCCGGCGGAGCGGGCCAAGGGCCGGTACATGCGCGCGCCTGACGGCCACGACGACAACGGCGGCGGTAGCGATACCCAATCCGGTGGCGGTGGCGACGACACGATGCAGGGTGGTGGCGGATCGGACACGATGCCCGGCGGCGGCGGCAGCGACACGATGGCAGGCGGTGGCACAGACGACACCAAGGACTGGCGCGCCGAGATGTCCGGCGGCGACGACAAGCTGCTCGGCTATCTCGCCCGTGTGGCTTCCCCGAAGGCGCTTGCCGAGCGGGTGAAGAAGCACGACGACGATCTGAAGGCCGGCCGCTACATCAAGCCGATCGACGAGAACTCCACCGACGAGGAAAAGGCGGCCTGGAACAAGCTGCTCGGAGTGCCCGATAAGCATGAAGCCTACAGCGAAAACCTGCCGAACGGTCTGGTGATCGGCGAGGATGACAAGCCCGCAGTCGACAGCTTCTTCAAGGCGGCCCATGCCGCCGGCCTGTCGACCGGCCAGGCGCATGCCGCGCTCCAGGCCTATTACGACATCGTCGACGAGCAGATGGGCGCACAGGTCGAGGCCAACGATACCGCCAAACAGGCGGCCGAGGATGTGCTGCGCGCGGAATGGGGCGCGGATTACCGCCGCAATCTCAACGTGCTGAAGTCCTTCACCGATGCGCTTCCCGAAGGCGTCGGCGAGCTGCTCATGGGTGCCGTGGGCTCGGACGGCGTCCAGTTGATGAACAACCCGGGCCTCGTCAAATGGATGATGGGCGTCGCGCTGGAGCAGAACCCGCTCGCCACCGTCGTCCCCGGTGCTGGCGCCAACCAGGCCAGCGCGATCGACGAGGAACTTGCGTCGATCAAGAAGGTCATGACCGAGAACCGGCCGGCCTACGACAAGGACGAGAAGATGCAGGCGCGCTATCGCGAACTGCTGGCGGCTCGGGAGAAGCTGCCCAAATAGCCGACGGCTTGCCCGTCGATTCGTATCGTTGTATTGCATTCGCCATTGGCCCGGCTTCTGCCTCGCCAATCCAATCGCGGCCCCGTCCCGGTAGGCTCCAGCGACCGCCCCGCATCTGCGGCCCGGTCCATCCCAGCCACATCAGACGGCCCCGTGAAAATCCCCAAGCCCGATTTTCATGGAGGTCAGCATGTCTGACACTGCATTCCAGATTCAGTACCGGGACGAGGCGATCGCTTCGTTCGAGCAGAACCAGTCGATCGTTCGCGACTTCGTCACCACGGAAGCCGTCATCAAGGGCAACCGGGCAACCTTCCTCGTCGCCGGCAGCGGTGGCGCGGAGGCCGTCACGCGTGGCGTCAACGGCCTGATCCCCGCGCGCGCCGACGACAACCAGCAGTCGACCGCCACCCTCACCGAGTGGCACGACCTGGTGAAGAAGACCGATTTCAACGTCTTCGCGTCGCAGGGCAACCAGCGCTCGATCATGCAGCGCACCACGATGGGCGTGATCAATCGCAAGATCGACAGCGACATCATCTCGATCCTGGCGACGGGCACGCTCAACACCGGCGCGGCGGCCACCGCCTCGCTGATGATGGCGCTCCGCGCGAAGACCATCCTCGGCAACAACGGCGTGCCGTTCGATGGCAATATCGGCGCGCTGATCACGCCGGCCTATGAGGCGTACCTGCTCTCCATCAAGGAGTTCGCAAACGCCGAATATGTCGGCAACAAGCCGATCCCGGGCGCTGATACGGCCTGGCAGGACAAGCCCGGCTATTACCGCTGGCTGGGCGTGAACTGGGCAGTCCACCCGAACCTGCCGGGCAAGGGCACGGCCAACGAGTCCTGCTTCATGTTCCACAAGTCGGCGGTCGGCCACGCCGCCAACAAGGACGGCATGCAGACCCCGGTCGGCTATAACGAGGAGCAGGGCTATTCCTGGGCCCGCGCGTCGATCGATATGGGCGGCGTGCTGCTCCAGAACAGCGGCGTGATCATCATGCCGCATGATGGCTCCGCCCTCGTCGCCGCCTAATTCCTGAGGCGCCGGGGCAACCCGGCGTCGAAGGGCCAGTCCGACATCGCTCGAAAGGAGCACCCCGACATGGTTTATTCGACGTCCAATCCGCCGGCCCTGGAAACCCAGGCGATCGCCGGCCCGCGCAAGTGGCGCTACACCTCCGCCGACCCGATCGCGACCGTGAACACGGCCGGCTACATCACCAACGGCGTCGCCCTCGGCATGAAGGTCGGCGACACCGTCGAGGTCCGCGACACCGCGACCCCGACCACCAACCTCTGCACCGTCATCTCGACCTCGGCCAATGGTTCGGTCGACATCAGCGACGGCACGCCGATCTCGCAGACCAATAGCGACTGACGCACACCTCTCCACGTCGTCGTCACCTGAGCCCCGCCCGCAAGGTGGGGCTCTTTTGTTTGGAGAGCAGGAGACGCCACCATGGCCAAGCCCACCACGCCCACGCCCGCCGCCGCGAAGACCGTACCGGCCGCCGCTCCCCCCACGCCTGCCGCCGCTGGCGTCAGCGCCGAGGACTTTGCCGCGCTCAAGGCGCGCGTCGCGAAGCTCGAACGCCGCGCCGACGGTCAGAAGATGATTCGCGGCGACGCCTGATCCCCAACGAAGAAGAAGGACGACGACATGAGCAAGCAACCCACCCGCCTGATCTCCGTCGAGCAGGCGATCGCCATCTGGGCCTGGCGCGACGCGCCGGCCGACCTGACCCGTGATGACCTGCTGAAGCCTGCGACCTGGGCGCATGTCCACCGGACGCTCGTGCCCGGCGCGCACATCATCGTGCAGCCGCAGGGATTGCCTTGGGAAGCCGAGGTGATCGTGCTCGGCGCCGGCGTCGGCTTCGCCAAGGTGAAGCTGGTCCGATACACCGAGCTCAACGACCGGCCGGCCGATGAGGGCCTGCCGGCCCTGCCCGAGGGGCTCGAGGTCATCTGGAAGGGCCCGACCGCGAAATATGCGGTCGTCCGCAGCTCGGACAAGGAGATCCTCAGCAAGGATCACGCCGTCAAGGCGGATGCCGAGGAGTGGGCCCGCCAGCATGCCAAGGCGATGGCGGCCTGACATGCCCAGTCTCAAGACCCGCTTCGACGTCATGAATGCGCAGGAATCCGCGCAGACCGACGCGGGCGGGTCTTGGGCGACGCCGACCGGCGTCGAAAGCCGCGACACGTTCACGGCCTATGTCGCGCCGTCCATCAGCGACCCGCCGACACAGGCCGAAGTCCAGGCGATTGCCGACGCCTTCGAGGCCCATTCCCAGCACCTCGTCGCCCTGATCAACGACCTGATCGACCGCGGCGGACTGAAAGGCCCCTGACATGACCGACCGGCTCAGTCTCTACAATGGTGCGTTGCGCCTCTGCAAAGAGCGCCGCCTGTCCTCGCTGGCCGAGAACCGCCACCCGCGGCGGCTGCTCGACGACGCATGGGGCGATGGGGCGACGACCGGCTCTGTCGCGCGCTGCCTCGAAGCGGGCCAATGGACGTTCGCGACACGCACCGCGCTGATCGAAGCGACGCCTGATATCGCGCCGGACTTCGGCTATCGGCATGCCTTCACCCAGCCTGAAGACATGGTTCGACCGGTAGCCATCTGCCAGGACGAGTTCTTCAAGGATCCGCTGCTCGAATATAGCGATGAGCGCGGCATCTGGTACGCGCCGATCTCCACCATCTATGTGAAGTGGGTGTCGAACAGCGACACCTATGGCGCCGACATGTCGCTGTGGCCGCAGAGCTTCGTCGACTTGGTCGAAGCCGATCTCGCGATGCAGATCGTCTATACGCTGACCGAGAGCGCTGACACCCGTGCCGCGGTCGAGCGGGCTTTCGATCAGGCAAAGAAGAAAGCGGCGTCGCTCACCGCCATGAACAAGCCCACGGCCTATCCCCCCGAAGGAGGCTGGAACCGCGCGCGCCGTGGCTGGGGCAGCACGCGACAGTCGGGCTGGAACGGACATAGCCTGTGAGCAAGGTCAGCATCCTCGCCTTCAATCGCGGCCTGATCTCTCCGCTCGCCCTCGCCCGTGTCGACTTCAAGCGGACGGCTTTGTCGGCCGAGGAGATGACGAACTGGATGCCGCGCTCGCTCGGCTCGATGATGCTGCGTCCCGGTCTAGGCTATAAGGGCGGCACGCGCGGCAACGCCAAGGCCGTCACCATTCCCTTCATCTTCGCGGTCGACGACACGGCGCGCCTGGAAATGACTGACGGCCGCATGCGGATCTGGGTCGACGATGCGCTCGTCACCCGCGGCACGGTCGCGACGAGGATCACCAACGGCACCTTCGACACCGACCTCACAGGATGGACCGATGCGGACGAGGCTGGCGCCACCTCCGATTGGGTCGCGCCGGGCTTCATGCGCCTCTACGGCACCGGCAATACCGCCGCCCGCCGGCGGCAGTTGGTGACCTGCGCGAACGCCGGCGCGCGCCATGCCGTGAATATCTCGGTCAATCGGGGTCCGCTGAAGCTCCGGATCGGGTCGACCGCTGGTGGCGAGGAATATCTGAAGGAGGCGACGCTCTATCCCGGCGAACACAGCCTGGCCTTCACCCCGACCGGCGACTTCTACGTCGAACTGTTCTGCTACACGAAATATGCCGCGCTGGTCGATTCGGTGACGATTGCGCCGGCCGGCATCATCGAGGTCGCGACACCCTGGCCCGCCGATGCGCTCGACAATCTGCGCTGGGACCAAAGCGGCGACGTCGTCTTCGTGGCCTGCACCGGATACCGCCAGCGCCGCATCGAGCGACGGGCTGTCGATAGCTGGTCGGTGGTGACCTATCAGTGCGATGACGGCCCCTTCAAGGTGGCCAACATCGGCCCGGTCAAGATGACGCCGAGCGTCAACAGTGGCGACGGCGACCTGACGGCCTCGGCGCCCTATTTCCGGGTCGGCCATGTCGGCGCATTGTTCAGGCTGACGCAGGGCGGCCAGTCGGCGAGCGCTTCGTTGACGGCCGAAGACCAGTGGTCCGCCCCGATCCGCATCACGGGCGTCGACGGGAACCGCGTGTTCGCGGTCATCATCACCGGAACGTTCGTCGCCACCGTCACGCTACAATATTCGGTCGGCGATCCGGGGGCTTGGGTCGACGCGCCCAATGGAACCTACACGCTGCCGACGTCGATCTCCTACGACGACACGCTCGACAACCAGGTGATCTATTACCGGATCGGCATCAAGGCCGGCGCCTACACATCGGGCACGGCGGAGGTCACTGTCTCCACGCCGAGCGGCAGCCAGACCGGCATTTGCCGCGTCAACACGATCGCTTCACCGACCGTAGCGAACGTGTCGGTCCTGACCGACTTCGGCGACACCACCGCCACCGACGATTGGTCCGAATCCTACTGGTCGGACGAGGCCGGCTATCCTTCGGCCGGCCGCTTCTTCGAGGGGCGCCTGTGGTGGGCCGGTCGCGATCGCATCTGGGGATCGGTGTCGGATAGCTTCAGCAGCTTCGATGACAAGGTCGAAGGCGACAGCGCGCCGATCAGTCGGTCGATCGGCTCGGGCCCGGTCGACCGCATCTACTGGATGATGGCGCTCGACCAGCTCATCCTTGGCGCCGGCGGCAAGGTCTGGGCTGTCCGCTCCTCGACATTCGAAGAGCCGATCACGGTCTCGAACTTCAACATGAAGCGCTGCGGTCAGGGTTCGGCGGCGGTGACCGGTATCGAGGTCGACAAGAACGGGGTCTATGTGCAGTGCTCCGGCGCCCATCTCTATGAGGTGGCTCAGGGCGAAGACGGGAAATATGCTTCCGACGATCTCGCCAAGCATGTGCCGGAGATCGGCGAACCATCGCTTGTCCGCCTCGCGGTGCAGGAGCGGCCGGAGACACGGATCCATTGCATCCGCTCGGACGGCACCGTCGCCATTCTCATCCTCGACAAGGCCGAAGAGATTCAATGCTGGGTGCCGTTCGAAACGGATGGTGTCGTCGAGGACATCGTCGTCGAGCCCGGCGCGATCGAAGACAAGGTGACCTATCTCGTTCGCCGCGCCGTCAATGGCGCCACCGTCCGATATTATGAGCGCTGGGCGATGGAGAGCGAGTGTCGCGGTGGCACCCTGAGCAAGCTGGCGGACAGCTTCGCCCAGGTCACCATCGACGGCGGCGCCGCGACGGGCCTCGGCCACCTGGAAGGTCGGGAAGTCGTCATCTGGGTCGACGGCAAGGACGGCGGCACCGCGACGGTGGCAGGCGGTTCGATCAGCGGCGTGCCCTATGATGGCGCTGCGATCGTGGGCCTGGGCTATTCCGCCCCCTACAAATCGGCCAAGCTGGCGGCGATCGTGCCGGACGGCGCTTCCCTGCTCTGCTCGACCCGCAAGATCATGCGCATCGGCCTGATCGCGCGCGACATCCATCCGCAGGGCCTCACATATGGGCCGGACTTCGACGTGCAGGACGACCTGCCGATGATCGAGGATGGCGCCCGCGTCGAACAGAGCGAGGTCAGGACCGCATATGATGAGCCCATGTTCTCCTTCGAGGGCAGTTGGGACACCGACTGCCGGGTCTGCCTGGTGGCGAAGGCGCCCCGGCCGGTGACGCTGCTGGCCTGCGTGATGGAGATCGCATGACGCTCCGGTCGCGCCCCGCCACCGCCGCCGACATCCAGCGCTTCTATCCCGGGCTGTCGGCATCGGTCCGGGCATGGGTCTGCGAGGTGGACGGTCAACCCGCCGGCATCATGGGGATTGCCCTGATGCGACCGGCGCATTCGATCTTCAGCATCGTCACCGACGAGCTGCGCCCGCATCTCGGCAGCATCGTCGTGGGGCGCATGACCAAGCGCCTCGGCGCCTCCATCGCGCGGTGTCGCGCACCGGTGCTGGCCGTGCGCGAGCGGGGCGAGCCGAAGGCGGCTCATCTGCTCAAGCGTCTCGGTTTCCGCTTCCACATGCTGCTGGACGGCGATGCGATTTACAGGTTCGAGGGAGTGAACTGATGGGCCAGGCCATGGCGATCGGCGGCAAGGTGTTGCAGGCCGGGGGCAGCATCTTCGGGGGGATCGCGGCGAATAAGGCCGCCAAGGCCGAAGCGCGGCAGATGGAGACGCAGGCCGGGCTGGAGCGCGCCACCTCCCAGCGGGAGGCCATGGAGGAGCGCCGACAGGCGCGGTTGCTCAACTCCCGCGCGCTGGCCGTGGCTGCTGCTTCCGGCGGCGGGGCCGACGATCCAAGCGTCGTCAACCTGATGGCCGATATCGACGGCGAAGGTGCCTATCGCGCGCTCACGGCGCTGTACGAGGGCGAGACCGAGGCGCGCGGACTTGAAGCGCAGGCTAAGGCCCGCCGGAAAGAAGGGAAAAACGCGAAGATCGCGGGCTTCATCAATGCGGGGGCGTCGCTGCTCGGCGCAGGCTCATCCCTTAAGGAGAGGTACGGCTGATGGCGCGCCTTCCCGATCTCGACAACCTCGGCGCCCGCCGCGCCCCGCGTGCCAGCAGGCGTATCGCCAGCATCGGCAATGCCGGCGCCATCGGTGGCGCGATCGCCGATCTGGGCAGCGATATCGCACGAACCGGAGAGAAGATCGTCGAGCGCGAAGACCAGCTCGCCTATTCCAGCGCCAAGGCCCAATTGCTGAAAGCCGATGCGCAGGCCCGCCAGGATCTCGCGGACGATCCCGACTACAGCACGATCGAACAGCGCTATCAGGAGCGGATGGCCAAGGCCCGCCAGCAGGTCGGCGGCCTGATCACCAGCAAATTCGATCGGCGCGTGTTCGACGTCGACACGGCGACCGATCTCGAACGCGGAACGCTGGAAATCCGCAAGATCGCGACCGCAAAGCGAAAGGTCGCGGACACCGCACTGTTCGCGACCTCGCTGGAGGACTTGCAGGCATCGTCCCGCATCGTCAACGACGACGGCTCACGCGAGGCCGCGATCGCGACAGCGAATGAGGCGATCGCCGGCGCCCAGGCGAAGGGCTTGATCGATCCGGTCAAAGCCGTGGAGATGCGGCGCAGTTGGAGCGACGAATATATCTCGGGCCAGGCAGTCATGGCGATCGACAAGGGCGAGATCGAGAAGGCGCGCGGCTTGGTCGATCGATTCGGCCGGTACATGTCGGCCGACAACTTCCTGAAAGTCAGCGCAGCGCTCAACAACGAGGTCGACGCGCAACAGGTCATGACCGCGGCGAACGCCGGTATGGGCAAGCCGATCGTCGCAGCCCCCGCCGATGTGCCAGGCGCGGTCAAGCGGCTGTTCCCCGGCGCCGAGGTGACCAGCTTCGGGCGAAGCCGAAGCGAACAGGACGCGTTGATTGCGCGAGGTGCCACCTCGGCCACGAACAGCCATCACATTCCTGACGGCACGGGAAAGCCGCATGCGATGGACGTGAAGCCCATCCCCGGCGTGACCTTCGACGACTATGTGAAGACGCTGCGCGCGAACGGCGTCGACGTGATCGAGGCACTGGAAGAGACCGGCAAGGGGAAGAACCAGGGGACCGGCGCCCATTGGCATGTCGCGTGGCGCGACGCCGCGCCATCCGAACCGACGACGGTCGAACAAGCGGTGTCGCGCGGCGTCGCCGCGCTCGGCCCCAACGCCACCCCGAAGCAGGTAGAGGCCGTCCGCACCGAGGTCACCAAGCGCTGGCAATTGCGCGAGGCATCGGAGCGCGACGCCGAGGACAATGCCGTCGAGGTTGCGCAAGCCGCGCTGATCAAGAACGGCGGCAACTGGTACGCTCTCCCCGCTTCGATCCGCGCATCGGTGAAACCCAGATATGTCCCGGGCTTGATCAATTTCGGCGAAGGGCTGTCGCTGTCGGCGTCTTCGCGGAAGACCGACCCCGCCGAATATGTGCGCCTCACCACCCTCGCGGAGACCGACCCCAAGGCCTTCGCAGCGATGAACCCGATCGAATATCGCGGCAAGTTCAGCGACAGCGATTGGGAAACACTGGTCGGCCAGCGCGCCAAGATCCTGGGCAAGGCGGATGATCCGGCCAATCCCACCACCCTGGAGACCGTGCGCACCATCACCAAGCCGGTGCTGGCTGCGCGGGGCCTGACCCTGACCGGCATGGATCGCAAGAAGAAGAGCGAGGAATATGATCGGATGGCCGGCCGGATCTACGGCTTCGAAAAGGCCATCATGAGCGACATCGCCGTCTGGCAGCAGAACAACCCGGGCAAAAAGCCGACCACGCGCGACATTCAGGAGATGGCGGATCGGCGCCTGTTGACTGCAGTGCAGGGCGATGATGAACGGTTCCAGTTCGAGCTCACGCCGGGTGTTGCGGCTCGCGTTCGCATTCCGGCCGCTGCGCGAGCGCGAGTAGCGAGCCTGATGAAACCGATCCTCGGTCGCGATCCGACCGACCAGGAAATCCTTCAAGCCTATCTGAGAGAGGCCCGCGGTTCATGAGCGACGAGGCGATCATCTCCTTTGCGCAGCGGTTGCGCCAGCGCGACATGGGGGCAGCCAACAACTTCGGCGTCCCAACTGCATCGCCGGAAGCGGCAGGCCGCGCCAATGTCCTGGCCCGGCAAATGGCTCTGCCGGCTGATTTCGTCGATCGGAATCTATCGGCGATCGAGCGCCAGGCGCTGGAGATAAAGGCTCGCGAGGCGATCAGGAAATATGCGCCCATCGGCGTCTGGGGCAGCGATCCCCGCAATGCGGCCATGGCATCGGACGACCTGTCCGCCCTGCAGAAGGTCGCCAAGTCGTTCACGACGCGCCTAACCCCGTCCAGCTTCACCGCCGCCGCTGGACGGTCGCTGCCGAAGGATGAGGAACTGGATGCCGCGACGCGCACGCCGGGCACCATCCTGGCCGGTTCTGACCGCATTCGTGCAGTCGAGTTGGGGCTTGCGGTGCGCGATATGGTGGGCCGCGCCAAGAGCCGCATCGGCTCAGAGGTCACCGCTTCGGACTTGGCGGCGCTCCCGGGCCAGTCGGTGCGTGCCGTTGGAGCCGGCGCATATGACCTGTCCGCAGGGATATATGGAATTGGCCGTGGCATCAGCGAGAATGTCGACGCCTACAGCCCGATCTCCGCGGCCGAACGAGCGCTGTTCGGCGCTTCGATCTATGGCAAGCTCGGCGAGTTTTTCACCGGCGCCCAGCGCCGCGTGCAGGCTGGTGGTGATGAGGTTGCGGGCGCGCCGGCGCGCAATCGCTTCGTGCGCGATATCGTGTCCGGTTTCCGCAGCGTGCCGACGAGCGCCTCGGCGTTGGCCCTAGCGGCGGCCGGGCAGCCCGGTCTCGGGGCTGGGCTCGTCGCCGGGTCGGTAGGGGGTGGCGAATATGCCCGTGCTCGCGACAAGGGCATCTCACCCGCGCAGGCGGCTGTCTACGCCACCTCGCAAGGCCTCGTTGAGTTCGCCACCGAACGCCTGCCCGCGCTGCGCTACTTCGAGGACACCAAGGCCGGCGCCAGCTTCATGCGAAAGCTGGTCAACAACCTCGGCACGGAAATGCCGCAGGAACAGGTCGCGACAGTCCTCCAGGATTTGAACGAATGGGCCGCGCTCAATCCTGACAAGCCCTTCTCCGAATATCTGTCAGAGCGGCCGAATGCTGCGCTTTCGACGGCGATCGCCACGGCGGTGGGAAGCACGGTTTCGGTCGGCAGCACGGAGGCCATCGGTAGCCTGGTCTCCAACGCCGCCAAGGTGGCAGCCAAGCGTCAGGACGTTGCGCAGGCGGAGACCGATGCGGCGTTCCTTCAGAGCCTTGCCGATGGCGTCGCCGATTCGAAAGCCGCCAAGCGCGACCCTTCCGCCTTCGCGCAGTTCCTCCAGATGCAGGCGGAAGGCAGCCCGGTCGAGAGCGTCTATATCCCCGGCGAGCGAATCGCGGAGTTCTTCCAGTCGCAGGACATGGACTATCGCAGCGACGACAGCCCCTTCTCGTTCGATACCAGCATCGCCGACCAGGTCGACGAAGCCATCGCCACCGGCGGCGACGTCGTCATCCCCACTTCGCAGTTCGCGACCCATCTGGCCGGCACGCCGGCATGGGAGGCGCTGAAGGATCATATCCGCCTGTCGCCCGGCGGCGTCTCGCTTGCCGAGGCGCGCGACTATGCCGAGGCCTATGAGGCGACCCGCGAACAGATGGGCGAACAGTTCGCGCAGCTCGTCGAGCAGGATCGCGCCGCCCAGGAGCCGCGGGAGAAGCTGTATCAAGCCGTGCGCGACAAGCTGACGGCGGCCGGCTTCACCCAGAATGCCGCCGACATCAACGCTTCGATCGTCGCCGCGCGTTACGCCACCCGCGCCGCCCGTCGTGGCGAGTCGCTGACCGGCAACGAGTTTGACGCGGTCGAGGTCAACCAGGTGTTGCCCGAGCGTCTGGCGCCGATCGTCGCGGCGGACCAGCTCGATCTCGTGATCGATGCCATGAAGCGCGGCGAGGCCGGCGCGCAAGCGCCTGCGGGTGCCCAGGTGACGGAGCAGGTTCGGCAGGCTGCCGACGAACTGGCAGCTCTGCTCGAGCAGGAAGGCCTCGACCCGGCCACCGCTCGCAAGGCTGATATCCGAAAGGCGGTCGAGCGCTATCAGGCTGCGCAGCAGGAAGGCCGTGCCTACGATCAGGATCCGGCCTGGTCGAAGGTCATCGATCATGTCGTGCGGGGCGATGCCAAGTCGATGCGTTCCGCCCGCCTCGGCCCAACACCTGCAGTGTTGAAGGCGCTCGGCCTGTCAGATGGCGACCTCTACATGGCGACCGGCAAGATCGCGCGCGTGCGGCGCGAGCATCCCGAGCTGCCGCTATCCGTGATCAAAGCGCTGCCCAACCTTCTGGCCGATCCCATCAGCGCCTTTCCGAGCGCGCGCGGCGATGGTTCGATCATCGCGGCCGTGGAGGCGAAGGACGTTGACGGAAACCCTGTGATTGCTGCGCTGACCGTCGACAGTTCGGCAAAGCACAATGTGGTTCTGACGGTCTTCGGCAAGGAGGCCGGCGAAGCGTGGATCCGCAATCAGATCGCCGCCGCGCAGCGTGAGGGCAAGACCGTCTATGTGAGAAATGACCCCGCCGCCACTGTAGCTGAAGCGCCGGCTTCCGAAGAAGCTCTCTCATCCGGTCCAATTCCGGTAGAGCGGCCTGCGGGGTCGAAGCGCAAAATACTGACGCTGCGCGACGTCGTCAAGAAGCGCTCGCTCGACCAGTCCTACATGGACGGCCCGCGCGGCCGGATCACCTTCCGGACCGACCGGACCGTCATCGACCTGTTCCAAGCCCGGAACCCTTCCACCTTCCTTCACGAAAGCGGCCATCTGTGGCTCCAGG